CAAAATGAAAAGAAAGAAAAGGACAATGAAGAAGACTAAGCTATTGCGTAGTAAAATAGTAAGACATTTTTTTAATAATCCTGGTACAAATAGTTATAAATATATGACATCTAAATTTAAAGTTCATGAATCTTTTATAAGAGAAGTATTGAGCCAAGAGTTAGAAAATAGATTTAAGAAGAAACAATGTATAAAAGGATAAGAAGAATAAAAAATAGTTGTGGTGATACGAGAATTATAAAGATAACTAAAGAAGATGCAATATTAGAAATATCTAGTAATTCAAATGATGTCTCCATAGTTACTGGCAAAGAACAAGGAGAAGAATATATTAAAACTATTAATTTTGTTTGTGGTCCTGTAGTTGAAATAGGATCTTATATAAATCTATTAAATTATGGTAGATGTAAAATAATAGGTATTTATCCTAGTTTTCATAATAATCCAAATGAATATTTATTAGAAATACTTAGATTAAATGGCAAAGAAAAAAGAAGATAAAAGTCCTGTGGAAAAAGAATTTCGATTCTCTGGCGCACCATACAGACTTGAAGGTGAAGATTTTGAAGAATATAAAGCTAGACGTAAAATGCTTAAAGCTCTTCAAAAACAAAAGTTAAAAGGAGAGAAAATCTGGCAAAGCCATATATTAGGTACATATCGTAAAGAATTTAAAGGAAAAGGGAAAGAAATGTTAAAACAATTACAAAATTATGCAAAGAATCAAAGAGATAGTATGGATTCAGACAGCAACTCTGAATCTGAAGTTTAATTATATAATAATAGAATAATATGCAAAAAGTCACACAAGAAGAGTACGATGCATTTAAATTGAGAGTTATAAATGCAGTAATGAAAAGTTACCAACAAGCAGAATGCTCACATTATGAGATGATGCCATCAGTATATTTAAAAGCATTTAACTATAATCATAAAATAGCCCCTATTCCTCCTGAATTATTTGAAAATCAAGTATGTAAGGAAGTAGCAGCTAAAACTATATGTGATATGATTGAAGTATCAGAATCACCTATAATGTGTTTTGTTACTGAGGGACATATGGCAACAGTACCTCAAGATGGAACAGATGGAAGAGATTTACCTCGACCATCACAATTGCCTGAAGATCAAAGACATGAAGTTGTTTTTCTCCATTTTGAAGCTAAAGAACTTGGAGACTATTCTTTAGTTTTTATTAAAGAGGTAGTTATAGGTGAAACTAAAGATGATTTTCAAATAAAGTTAATACCTTATAAAAGATGTAATGAGTTCAATGAATCATCAAATACTGGAGCTAATACAGCAGCAGGTATTTTTACTAATTTTTATTCAAAAATATAGTTATGGGATGGATGAAATTTGTACATCAAGTATACGTACTTGGTGATGAGGACTTATTTGTTCAAAAAGTATATCATGCAGATAAAGCTGCAAAAAAATCAATAAAATATAAAGGAGAAATAATAGATCTAAACAGAGCTAAAGCTATAGCACAATATCTAAAAATACATAATTTTAATGATTTACTTCGTAGGTAATAGTTTTTTATTAAATAATAATTGTAAACCTGCATCAATAGATGATGTAGTTAATTACTGTACAAATATTACAAATATTGCAATAGACACCGAAACTTCGGGTGTAGATTACAATAAAGATAAAGTAATAATGTTACAAGTTGGTGATGAACACAATCAATTTGTTATAGATACACGCTATGTAAGCATAATTCCACTGAAGCATATACTAGAGTCTGATATCCATCTTTTGTTAGGACATAATATCAAATTTGATTATAAGTTCTTGCTTTCAAACTTTGGAATACGCTTAAGAAACGTATGGGATACTATGCTTGCAGAGTGTGTTATTCATTGTGGTAAAGTTAAACCTGGTTATAGTTTATTACGTACCACTGAACGTTATTTAGGTATTCAATTGAATAAAGATACACGTAATCAATTTAGCAAATTACAAAGTGGAGAACCATATACTGAAGAACAGATAGAATATGGTGCTAAAGATGTAGAATATTTAATACCTATAATGGATAAACAATTGGATATTATTCGTGAACTTGATTTAATAGAACTTATTAAATTAGAAAATTCAGCAACACTGGCATTTGCTGAAATAGAATATAATGGATTATATTTAAATCAAGAAGCGTGGAGTAAATTAGCAATTAATGCTGATAATTCTGCTATGGAAAAAGAAGATGAATTAGATGTTATGTTGTTGAATGATAGTAAGTTACAACAATTTGTTTTGCCTGGAATACAAACTGATTTATTTGGTGGTAAATTAAAAAAAACTGCTATTAAATGGAGTAGCCCATCACAAGTAAAGAAAGTATTACTTGCTTTGGATCCCGCTCTTAAAGATACTAGCATGCGTGAATTATATAAAAGAAGAACTTTATATCCTATTATAGAAACTATTATAGATTATCGTAAAGAATCTAAATTAGCAAGTACTTATGGTATGGAGTTTTTAAGATATGTAAATAAAACTAGTCAACGTGTACATACTGTATTTTGGCAAATATTAAATACAGGCCGTGTGTCTTCAGGTATGAGAGGTAAATTTTCTAATCAAGATTATCCTAATATGCAAAATATACCAGCACGTGATGAATATCGTAATTGTTTTCAAGCTGAGCCTGGCTATAAAATAGTAACTATGGATTATTCAGGACAAGAGTTAAGATTAATTGCTGAAGGATCACAAGATGAAACTTGGTTAAATGCATTTAAAAATGGTGAAGATGTTCACGGTAAAGTAGCATCTATGGTATTTAATGTAGATATATCTAAAGTTAAAACTAAACCTAAATTTTTAAAAGGTAAATCTTATAGAGATGTAGCTAAAACAATTAATTTTGGTCTTGCTTATGGTATGAGTTATTATAAACTAGCAGATACATTAGATATATCTCAAGATAAAGCAAAAGAATTTATAGATAAATATTTTTATACATTACCTAAAATTAAATCTTTTCTTGCTGCTTTAGGAAATTATGGTAAAAAATATGGTCATATAAAAACATTTAAACCTTATAGAAGGATTAGATGGTTTGAAGATCATAAAAATTTATCTAATTTGGATAGAAAACATAGATTTCATAGGCTAGGCGAAATTGAAAGAGCATCTAAAAATACTCCTATCCAAGGTAGCGGTGCTGATATGATTAAATATGCGTTGTCGTTGATGCTAGAGCATATTAATATCTATAATTTACATGATAAAGTAAAATTAATTACTCAAGTTCATGATGAAATAGGTTGTGAAGTTAAAGAAGAGTGGGTAGATGCTTGGATTGAGGTACAACGAGATTTAATGATGGAAGCAGGTAAGAAGATTTGTAAGTCTGTAGATATGGTTGTAGATCATTCAGTATCAGACAAATGGAGTAAATAATATAAGATCAGAGAGGAGTGTTCGCCTTGTAAAGCGCTTTAACTAGGATAATACTTGAAAAGGCACTAGGAGCTCCTCTCTTTTCTTTTTTAATAATACTAGAAAGGGGGCCAAAGAGAGCAATCACAATCGACAGATATATAAAACCACTTGGTATAGGAATCTATCCATTTTATGGGATATATACAACAGACGATTGCACCTTGGACCCCTTAAATATAATTCTAAAAACGATAAAAATAACTTAGGTAAGTAAGCTCAATTAGCGTGTTTTTAGAATTAAAGGGAGTCATCCATGTCTTCCTTGAAAGGTTGCGCTAATTGAGGGAAGAACGAATGATAATAGGGTGCTTACCCGCCCTATTATTAATTTAAAACTTAATCCACATGAGAACAAGCTATTTAATAAAAGAAATAGGCACAAAAGTGATAGAATTGTTGCTTTCAAAAAATAATGATTATGGTGATTCTGCTACACAAGGAGAAGCTATATTTGCAACAGAAATGAATATGAAAAATATGAATCCAAAACAATTTGGTTTGTGCTGTAGAATAGATGATAAATTACATAGAATACAAAATAGTGGAATAACATCAAATACAGAAGATTCAGTGTGGGATTTAGCAGGATATTTTATATTATTGCTTATTACATTGAAACAGCAAAAAAACGATGTTTAGACATATAAAAACATATATAGCTATTAAGAGTACTGATGTAAAAGGAATTAAAGAAGGTTTTGAAGATATGACAGATGAGGGAAAAGTACCATTTGTAAAACCTTTTAAATATAAAAAAGAATGGATATTAATAATAGTAGAATATAAAAAAACTGAATTATGGACAGAAAATTAAATAAGAAAAAAGATAAAGAACAACAAAAACATTTAAAAGCTTGGAAAAAGTCTAATTATTCGGGAACTTCAATAGCTGCAACTGGGCTGGGTAAAACTCGTATGGGTGTATTAGCAATAACAGAATTGTTAGATGATGATCCTAATAAAATAGCATTAGTGATAGTTCCAACAGAAAATCTTCGTGATAAAGAATGGTTAGATGAGTTTAAAAACTGGCATATATCTCATTTACTACCTAGAGTAAAATTTATGTGTATACAATCTGCATATAAACTTACTGGACATCATTGGGATATTGTAATAGTTGATGAAGTACATACAACTCTATCTCCTGAATATAGAAATTTTTATGAAAATAATTTATGGGATAGATTATATTGTTTAACAGCTACAGCACCAGAAAATAAGGAATATTTAGAATATTTAACTAAAAAAGTCGGGCTTATTGGTGCTCCTATAGTTAGAACTACTGATACTAATAAAGCGTTATCATTAGGATTAATATCTCCTTATAAATTATACAATTTAAGTGTAGATTTTACACCAGAAGAAATGTTAGAATATGACAAAGTTAATAAAATGTTTAATCTAGCCACTATCAAATTAGGAGGTATGTTTGTTGCATTTGAAAATGCTACCAAGTATCGCAATGGTAAAGACCCTGAATTAAAGAAGTGGGCTAATATATTTTATATAATGATGCAGAAACGTAAGAAAATTTGTTTCAATGCTGTCAATAAAATATCAATAACAAAACAAATTGTTGATAAATTTTCTAACAGAAAAGCTCTGATATTTAGTGAAAATATTATATTTGCAGAAGATTTACAAGAAGCATTAGGAGATGAATGTGTGACATTTCATTCAAAAATGTCTGCTAAAGAAAGAAAAGCAGCACTTAAAACTTTCGATGATAATAGAACTAAAAAGAGAGTAATTTCATCTGTAAAAGCACTAAACTCTGGTCTTAATGTTCCTGAATGTTCTTTAGGTATATGTTGTGCTGGTAGTTCCAAAGCATTGGATAATGTTCAAAGAACTGGTAGAACTTTAAGATTATTAGAAGGTAAAATAGCAATCTATGTTAATTTATATGTTAAAGGTACCCAAGAATTAAAATGGGTTAGAAAACGTACTAAAAAAGACTATCAAACACAATGGATAGATAATATTAATCAAATAAAATCAAAATAAATGGTAATAAAAATTTGTAAAAAGAAAGATAATAAAGATATTATCAAGGTGAATGGTGTTAAATATAAACGTTATAAAAGGTCTAAAGATATTTTTTTAGAGCATCAGCAAGAACATTTAGAAGATATTAATAGAAAACATATTACTTTTTTAAATGATATGCACCAAGAACAATTGAATGAGGTCGAAAAGTTTTTAGAAGAAGAATGATAGCAATAGGTACACCTTTTATAGAATTATTGACTAAAGATAGTTTAACCTTAAATCAATATTTTGTACTTTATTGTTATGCGTATGATAAAATTCATTTATTAGAGCAATATTTTAGAAGTAATAAAGAAGAAATAAAGTGTGTCCAAGATCTTATTGCAAGAAAATATTTATATTCTGAAAATAATACTAAAACAACATTGATTGATTTATTACCAACAATGAAATGTACTCAGTATATTAAGGATATGGTTGACAGTTATGCTGATATGAAATCTGAAAATATATTATCTGGTGATGAAGAACTGTTTGATCTTATTGATAATATATATAAGAAAGAATTTAAATTATTTCATGATACTTATCCAATTACAACTATTAGAAAAAATGGATTTAGAGCTAGTCTTAGAGAAAACAAGAAACAATGTAAACAGTTTTATATCCAAACATTAAAAGATAAAAAGATTACTAGTTCTATGTTACAAAAATGTTTAGAATATTATATTGATGACAAGAAAAAAGGCGGTGATTTAGCTTATCTTAAAACAATGAAAAATTTTTTAAAGGACGAAACTTGGAGAGACGTTATGGAACAAATGAAAACTTGTTCAAATAAAACAAATGTAGACTATGGAGGAAAACTCATTTAAGGGTATATTAGCCTTTAAACACATAAGCGAATCTACAAAAGAAATTGTAGAATATATCGATTCTAGAAGAAAAGGCGAAGAGAAATCTTTGAAAACTAGATGGGATAAATTAAATAATTTCTGGATGGGAGGAATAGATTGGAATACTATAGTAACTATAGGTGGTATGTCAGGTTGTGGCAAATCATCTATAGCAAATGAATTAGAAACTAGTTTGTTTGACCATAATCCCGATCAAAATTTTGCTGTACTTTCATTCAACTTTGAAATGATAGCAATGAAACAAGTAGGTAGAAAAATATCATCTAAATTAGGACTGACTGTAGGAGAATTGTATTCAAGTAAAGAAAGTCTTAATGATGATACATTTTCTAAAGTCACTGATGTAGCAGATGAAATATCTGATACTTATAACATACATTATGTAGATGTACCTGGCACGGTTGAAGAAATCTACAAAACAATTTTACATTTTGCTGGTAATAAATTGAAAAATGATCCTGATATAGGTATAGTTATTATGTTAGATCACACTCTTTTAACCAAAGGTAGACAAAGAGATAGTGAGCGAGAAATATTAGCTCGTTTATATAGAATGTTTATGACAGTTAAAAAACAAGTAAAGTGTATAGCAATAGTATTAAGTCAATTAAATAGAAACTTGGAATCTTCAGATAGGTTATCAAATCCTTTACTTCATTATCCAATGAAAAAAGATATATTTGGTAGTGATGCTGTATTTCATGGATCTGATTATGTACTTATAACACATAAACCTTTTATGCTTAATTTACAAACCTATGGGCCTAATAATTTACCGATTATGAATCCTATGAATTCTCAACAAGCTATGATCTACTGGCATTTAATTAAAAATAGAGATGGTGAGAGTGGTTTAGTATTAAGTATGACTGATAGTTTAAAGTATAATAAAGTTGATGAATATTATGAACCTGGTAAAATAGATTTAAATAATTAAAATTAA